CAGCTCTTCCAGGGGTGAGGTTCCGGGGAAGATTTTGAAGTACAGCAACCGCACACGACCACTGGTCAGTTGGCCTTGGATGGTCAGCACGGTGCGTGACTTCACTTCGGTTCCACCGCCTGACCAGTCGAAGCCGGCCGAGATCTTCATCACGTCCCGCATGTTTTCAACGGTGGGTACTGGTGAGATGTTCGGCCCGTCACACATGGCCTCAAGGTCTTCTTTGGTCAGAAGCCTCACCCCCTCGGAGTCACTCACCCCGAGAACCTCGTTGCGGAACATCGACAGCGGATAGGCTCCAGGGCCGTCTAGCTTGTCGAGAACCTCTTCCCATTTTTCTTTGGCTTTGACGCGCTCGGGGCCTTCGGGCCAACAGATGGGTACTGACTTGGGCATGATCGCCCGGGAGATGTGAAACCCTTTGGTGCGAACGCCTGAGTCACGGTTGGTATCGATCCATACGCCGAAGCGGGGGTTCAATGTCTTTCCGCACTTCGTACAGATGGGCCCCTCTTTGCCGAGCTGCTTTTCGCTCACGATGACCGAGTAGCGCCCACACCCCTCGCACTTCATCGCCCACTCACTCTTGGTGGACGCCTTCCACATGATCTCGATGCCGTTCTCCATTGTCTTCGGCGTGCCGCAATACATCTCGTACGCGTACTCCGAGTTCGCGATGGTCTCTTTGACCACCGGGATCACGGCTTCGAGGTTGATGTCTTGCACTTCGTCGAGGCAGAGGCGGTCGGCGGTGACACCACGGCACCGGTCTGCGTCGTCTTCCGCGTAGCTGAAGTAGATCGTCGAGCCGCGCTTGAACGAACGCACCATCACGCGGTTGCTGTTTGAATCTCCGATGAAGTGCTTCTTCACCAGCGGTGAGTACGTGATCGTCTTGCCGACGCGCTCGGTGGAGAACTTGTGCGTCTGCTCCTGCGAGGGGGAGATGAAGAAGGTCTTGAAGTGCGGCTCCGCGATTGACTCGGCAATTGAGAAGTTCGAGAGCGTCGTGGATTTTCCGACCTGACGTGAAGTCTTCAACAGCGTCCGTTTGTACCCGCCGTCGTAGATGGCGAGAAACATCGGGTAGTCGTCGAGGTTGACGGGCTTGCCGTCGATGCGGAGGAGGGCGCGAGACAGTTCCGAGCGAGTCTTTTTGACTACGGATCCATCATCATTCGTCAAGAGCGGCATGTTGTTTGGCCCGCGTGAGTTCTCGTTCGGCGACGTACAGCTTGCAGTCGCCTAGACGATGAATCTGCACCTCAGCGGGCTCTTCATCAAGCTGGCTCAATTGCTTGTGAAGCCCCGCTAGCGGAATCTTGCCCACAGTCTTCCAGGCCTCTAGCACTTCAGACTTCAGATCAAAATTAGCCCCGTGTTTGTTCAGCTTATCCAGGGCGTCCTGCGCGAACTCGAGTTCGTCAGGGGCGACTACGTAACCGTCGTCGTGCAAGACGACGGCAATGGCCGGATCGATGGTGTCGGGGTCAAACCCCTCGTCGTCCGAAGGCTTGATCCCCCGGATGGCGTGGATCTCTGACACCGCCCAGCAAAGCTCCTCGGGCGTCGGATGGTGCAGGGCTTCGGCGTCAGCTGACACCCCGCTACACGCCACCGCGAACGCGAAGAACACGTCGTGGTCGTAGGTCCAGGCATTCGACGTGGCGATGGTCATCGCGCCGAATAGCTTGGCCATGAGGCTGTCAGTGGTGTCGACGTTACGGCGCCCAAGCTCGATGCGGATAGTGTCAAACTCCCAGGCCTCACATGTGACGCCCAGTAGCTTTTTCACTGCTTTCCACGCAACGGATGGCGCCACCTCGGGATCCCGTAGGACAGTGGCGGCGCTCATATCACACCTGAGCCATCTGAACGCCAGCTGACTTGAGGGCGTTGGCGAGCTGCTGCTTCATGTCGGCAGGGAAGGTGTCCACGACCTGCTTCAGCATTGCGGGTTCAACTTGTCCTGCCGGCGCGATCTCTTTCACGATATCCGCCCCGAACAGGTCGCTGAAGAATGACGGCGGGAGCTTGGCGAGAGAAGAGGGAGCAACCATGCGCCCGCCGCCAAGGTCAATGTCATCAGACGCCGCGAGCTTTGTCGAGTTGAATACCGTGGAAATCGGATCTTCCAACATCCGATCGTAGTGCGCTACGAGGCCAGCGTGCTCATCCAGTGTTCCGATAGCCTCGGCCAGCTTGATCTGCGCGTTACGGTCCAGTAGGCCACGGCGGTCTTTGGCTACCGACGCCGCGAGCGCAGCGAACTTCTCCCGGATCGAAGCCTCTTTGGTCGCGGCGGCGCGCGCCTTGAGCGAATCGATCAAGGTCGGGCGATCCGTGTAGGTCAACCCCGCGAGCTTGTAGGATGCCGTCTTGAGCTTCACGCCGTGAACTGCCGCTGCTTTAGCGAGGCGGCCAAAGGCCTCAGCGCGAGTCTCTGGGCGAAGACGCGCTACCTGCTCGTGCAGCCGCGCTTCGGCCAGCTTTACCTCCCCGGCATCACGTACAGGATAGGCCCGCGCTTCAGGGAATAGGCACTCCTCAGCCTCATAGGCGGCCTCTTTGACTTGTACTTCGGCCAAGGAAGCTTCTTCGATTCCGTAGACATCCAGCGCCTCTTTGATGAAGCGCAGCACTTCGCGTGGTGTGCGATCAGAAGCGTGCTTGGCGTACAGATAGGAGACTGCAGCGTGTTCCGGTGTGTGGACCGGGTACATGCGCTTGGCCTGCCAAGCGAATGCCGAGTTGGGCAGATCGCCATTGAAGTCCTCCAGCTCTGCCGTCTTCAGCATTTCAGCGGCGCCGGGCGCGCGCTGCAGAAGGTGGCGGAGCGTTGAGTGGCCAGGGTCGTTGTAGAAGTCGATCATCATCACACCGTGCTGGCGTTAAAAGTAGGACAGACCGCGATCACATCGGCGAGCGCAGCGCGTTCGGCTGCGAGCGCAGCGTCCGCTGCTTGCTGAGCGCTAAGAAGCGAGGCGCCGAGGGCCGCGCACGTAGCCTCGCAGCTACGTACGCGCGCAGCGTAGGTTGTAAGATCCGCGCGCTTCTTGTTGAGCAGCGCTTCGTAGGTGCTGGAGTTACCGCTAAAGGCGCCCGCGCCCAGAACAAAGTCTTTGGACTGTGACGTCTCGGGGAGGCCGTTTACCGTGGCACGCGCGGCTTCCATGAACGCCACGTCATAAACCAGGAAGTCATAGATCGCCCGATCTGCAGCACAGCCCCTCTCGCAGGCTTCCTTGGCAGCCTGAGCGGCATCTCGTGCGGCGTCTGCGGCGACCCGGGCGTCGCGCTTTTGAACGTAGACGGCGGTGCGTTGCGCCTCAACGCTGGCGTTGACTTGCGGAAGGTTGAAGTCTGCGTAGGGGTTGGTAGCGAACTGCGTGCTGTATGCGCGCCACTCTGTGACAAGGGTGGACAGGCGGTCAACGACGGACTGCGACGCCGCTTGAGCGGTCGTGACATTGTCGTAAAGCAGCAAGATCGAGGTGGACAGGTATTCTGTCCGACCTGTCCTCAACGCCGTGACCCGGTCTCGAGGTAAACGCGTGATGTCGTTGACGTTCGCGATGCGCGCGAAGGTGTCGGGACCGATCTCGATCAGATCAGTCGACTCAACCTTGACGTAGATCGGAGACGTGTTGTCTGCTCGCCGAATATCGACGGGGGAGGCTACGCGGGCCAAAACATCAGACTTAGGGCTCGCAGGATCGGTGATGGTCACTACGAACAGATGCGGAAAGGGCATGTCGCCCTGGTCGATGATCTGGTTCGTGACCTCAAAGCGCACAGAGCCGTCTGCTAGGAAGGTCTCACGGCGAACCTGACGTACGACAGGGACGATGCTCATGTCTCCTCGCTATCGTAGACGAAGGTCTCTACGCCGCCAAACGGAGCTGTTTGCGAAAGACCCCAGTCGCGGTTTACTCGCGCGAGCCGCGCTTGAATTCCCGCTGAGGCTCGCGCTGCGGCCGATGACGTGGTGAAGACTTTATCCATGTTGGCCCTTCGATAGAACAGGGCGTAATCCGCCAGGGCTTGCGCGCGGCCTGCGGGGTACAACCGTAGATCGTCCAGGGCTGCGACGTGACTGTAAGAGTCGTCGCTGACGGAGTAACAGAACAGCTCAGGTTCGATTCCGTTCGCCGCAACAACATCGATCTGCAGCCGATACTGCAGCGTGGCTGGTGGAGCTGCCGCCTCGACCAGTTGGCGCTGGTTTACCTGAATCCACGACATGATTTAGGGCCCGTAGGTGCTAGTGATCAGCGGGGTGAGGTTTGTGTTGTTCAGCGTTGCGGCGCTCTGCAAGTTCAACACGCCGTTCTGGACAACCTGCATCAGCGCATTGGATGCGGCAGGTGTGGCTTCGACAGAAGTGAATCGCACTGAACGCGTCAGCGGCGACGTGGGGTCCGTGGTCCACCGCGTGGTAACGCCACCGTATGCGGCGCTACCGATCAATGTAGGACCCCGTCGCAGCTCCCAGCCGATATTGGTTTCACGCGTCGGAAAGTAGCGCGGCTCAACGGTGATCACGGCGTTAGTAACGATGCGAATGACCGGCATTACCCACGCCGAGCCTACTTCTGTTCCGGGGCCAGTTACCAAGTTGATGACGGCGGTGTTTCCGGTATAGCTGATGACTCGAACTGCGACGTTGTACGCGGGGTTGGTAAAACCGCTGAGCACTACCCAACGGTTTACATCATTAGGCGTAAAGGTGTAACCTGGCAGCTGAAGTCGGTTGTTGGACAAGATTGTGGGCCCAGTGCCTGAGGCGCGGTTGACCAAGCCGGCCACGACAAAATTGTTC